AAACCACTTCACTGATGGATCGATTCCCATCACTCCATCATCACCATAGGTCAGTAGATGTACGTACTTTTGAAAGTCAAAAACTGATACATTTGGCGCATGTTTTCGAGCGAGACGAACGAAGCAATATCGCATATAAATGCTGTGCACTATGCCATTGATGATGACCGTGAGAGGATGTCCAGATGGATTGAGGGCAAGAAATTGGATTAAAGTCCCATTAAAGTCAACAAAGGCATGAATCGTGTCCAACATTAGACCCTGCATGATGTGTACGTCTTTATCCGTGAAACCGGCTTCTTGACCCAATCTAATCAATATCTCAAATGCGCATCTTAGAATAAGAGCTTGCATCGACTTATCGAAAAGGCGGAAATCTCCAGCGACCATCCATTCTAAACCAAAGTGGGTGAGGAACTTATACATCCAGTGCCAGTCAGCACTCTGAGCTGATGTACCTGGACATGCCTCAAAAATGTACTTGTTACGTTGAATTAATTCAACTATACTCAAAAAATATTTTCTCATAACAAAGGCCCAGGCACCTTCAGCGCCACAAAAAACTCGTGTCTTGAATGCTTTAGCTTTCTTCTTAGAGAGTGGATCATCTTTGAGATGCGCGGTGAATTGCGGGTGAAATAGCTTATTATTATTATAAGCCTCGTAAACCTTGTCAATCCGTGCTTGAATCTCGGGTGAGTATTCAACCCATTCTTGACCAGGTTCACACTCTATGGGAACAAGAAATTGCCGTTTTGATTTATTAAATGGAGCACCAACCGAGGTATTACGATTAATGGCATTGCAAAACTTAACTCCAGCAGCACCATTCATAGTGGTAACATCATCATAAACACAAACGCGTTTCAATTCTTCTTTACTAAGTTTCTTTAATATATCATTTAAGAATGCTTCCTTGCACTCCTTAAGAATTCCTGTGTCCATATTAGATTTAGGATCAACCATATCTTGTAACGCGACCCAATAAGGCATATAGCCCATGGGGGGTGCGGCATAATTGTCAATATATCCTCGCTTTACTACACTTTTATAGATAGTGGTCTTAGCGAAATTTGATTTCAACGCCGGTCTAAAACCAATGAAACTACCAAAAACATGTGCTACACCATTTTGAGTATACAATACTTGAGATTTACTATTCACAGGACCTAGCTCACGTGGAGCAGCTGAATCTGAATATGGAATAGGTCCTCGCTCATAATTTGGACTCTTAAAGTGCTCAGTATACAACTTGAGGTCTTCCCGAGAAATGGCAATGGAAATAGTTTCCTTCCTATCTCCACCTAGAAAGTGGAATCCAAGAAGTAATTCACCCAACCCACAAGAGACTTGAATCAAGCTACCACATTGTCCTGCTTCAGTATCAACATCAACATGCCCAAACCAAGTTGGTCCTTGGTACATTCTCCGCTTTCCATCTGAAAAGGTAACAGGATATGGTTGATCATATTTTCGCAAATTATAGATTCGTTGCCTTCGAATAGCACCGAACCGGCTTCTCCCAATCAATTCTCCAGCAAATGTTCCTTTTAGTGATTCACTAGGAAAGTACTCAATCAAATTATATGAAGGAGGTAGGCATTGTAATTCAATGACTGCGATATCTCGCTCAGGTATAAAGAGTATCATATCTGAGGTAACACGAATCCCTTTTGCATTGGTGGTAATACCCTCCTTTTCCTCCATTCGAAAAATATTTAAGTAAAAAGGTGGTTCTAGCAATGAGTGTTTATTTACA